TGATAGCGTCGATCTTGTCACGCGCGACTTCCGCCGCCGCGTCCCAATGGTCGCCGTCCATGTTTTCGGCGTGTTCCGCGCGGGCTTCAAGCGCCGCGACCTGTTCCTGTTCATCGTCCGTAAGCGTCGAACCGCCGCCGGTAGCGCCGGTCTGTGAAACGCCGCCGCCGGACGAACCAACTGCGTCCGAACCGCCGCCCATGCCGTCGTCCGACGTTTCGCCGTCGCCTGCCGAATCGTCCAAAAGATCGCTAAGGTCGCCTGCGTAAGCGTCCTGAATCTCAGCAGGCGACATATCGCCCACAAAGTCGTCCGAAAGCCCCGTCTGTTCGGACAGCGCCGCCTGAAGCGTATCGACAAGCGGATTCATGGCGTCAACCTGGCTTCGAAGGTCGTCGCGTTCATCTTCCGCTTCCGAAAGCGACGCCTTCAGGTCGTCTACCTTGTCCGCCTTGTCCTGTGCGTCGGAAAGCGACGCTTTCAGCGCGTCGTACTTATCTTCGGGGATTTCAACCGTGCCGTTATCCCGCGTAACTGTATCAGACATTACTATCTCCTTACGGTTCCCGGTTATTCGGCTGTTTTAAAGCTTTCTTTACGTTCGCGCCGCGCGCGAACGTGTGAAAGTAAATACTTATACGAACGCGCCAGGAAAACGCCGTATGGCGTCAGCGTCGAACCTTAGCGGCGAAGGCAAATCTTATGATACACAGTCTGAAGAAGCGCGCGCCTTTAAATTTCTTAGCCGCCATATGCAGTTAGGACACGTCGAACCATACGGTACAGTCGTTCATCCAGACGGCGCGTACTACCGCAACGACGAAAAAGAACACGCAGGTTACGTAGAAGTCGCCCGCGCCCTGAATAACAGTCCGTACAGTTGGATCGACGGCGCTTTACCGCGTGACAAGTGGTACTTTATCAGCATACCGGCAAAGCGAATCCATGGCAAACCGACCGAAAAAAGCGTGTTCGTAAAGTTTAACCACAGCATGAACAACTGTTTTGCGATCCACCTGGATAAAGTACCACGAAAGCTAACGCCGCGTTCAAAAGACGCGAATGGCGACGCTGATAGAAACTTCTACATGGTCGAATTTGAAAACAACAGCTACGTTACGGGGATTAAAAACGCCGCGCGGCTGATAGAAGCGTCCTTTTTCGACGGCTAATTACATCTAATTAACGACGATCCGGTTCGGGTCGGGCTGTTCTTCCAAGACGACGTTAATATCGCGGCCCATTTCATCGAACAGAACGCCGGCGGCTTCCGCGAACGCTTGGGGGTCTATGTCGTATTCCTGCCCAAGCGAAACCAGGGTTTCCCGATCGATCGGCATTTCCCCGACTTCCAAGCTGATTTCAGCGTTCGCTTCGGCCAGCGCCGCCGAAAGCGCGGGGTTGTTTTCGACGCTACCCGGCGCTGTATAATTTGCTTTCGAAGCGCCCGAAGCGTCGCCAGGTAGCGCGGAAATCCTGTCGTAGACGTAATCAGTCATAAACGGAACGCCGGTTTCCGTGTGTTCGATATGGTTTTCATCGGGAACAGACGCTTCTAAGGACGTGTCTACGCCGCCGGTAGACAGCGCCGCCGCGATAGGTTTGCTTTCGACTTCAGCCGAATAGAACGTGCCTAAGCCGTCCTTGTAGCCGGCTTCGGTCACTTCCCCCACGTCGATCGCCTGGCCTTCGTGCATGACAGCAAAGGGTTTGCCGACAAGCGTTTCTGCGGCCTTTTCCTGTTCTTCAGCCGGCCAGTGTTTCTTTCCGTGCTTCCCGGTCGTCGTTTCATCTTCCCCAAGGATAACCCCATGCACTTCATGCGGTTCGTCGTCCCCTTCGGCCAGGGTAGCGCGAAGGTCGTCCGTGACAAATTCGAAAGTTTCGGTCATACTTACGACATAGCTTTCAGCGCATAAAAAATCAGGCGGCTTCAAACAGAATGTTCGACGCACGCTGTGCGCGCCGTTTCTTTGCGTCTTTGGCGTCGCTGAAAAGGATTTCAAAAATCGCGCTCCAAATCAAGCGCGCTTCTTGGCGCGACAGTTCGACGCGCTGTTCTTCAGGCTTCCATACGCTTGTTTCGCGGTTCAACCGCCGCCGAAGCCGGGCAACGCGAATCCGGGTCACTGCCGGATCGCCTAAGCGGTCATACGAAACAGGCAGTTGATCAAGCACGTCGCGGAAATACCAGAACACGCGGCCAGGCGCGTTTACTGTTAGGGTCTGTTCGCCCATGTTTTAGCTAACGCCCCCAAGCGAAAATAAGTAACGGGACTACTGTGCTTCAGCAGGCGCGTCAGCTTCGGAAAAGACCAAGTGATCGGCCGCACGGTGTGCGCGCTTTCGGGCGCGCCGCGAATCGTTATCAAAGATAATGTCGGAAATGCCCGACCACAGTAGATCGATCTCCCGGTCGGTTAGTTCGACGCTGTGCAAGCCGTCGGCCCATCCGTTCGTCCTGTTCGAAAGCTTGTGTCGTAGTTCGGTCGCCGCTTTGCGGCTGATTTGCGGGTCGTTGTATTCGCGGTACGTGCGTCGTAGCACGCCCAAGGCGTCGCGGTACGTTCGGAACACGGACGCAGGCGCTTCGATTTCAGTAGTTTCGACCATGGTTTGTGTCGCGCGCTTCTTTGCCCGCGACAATTAACCAGAACGCCCGAATACGTATAAACTTGTCGTATTCAGTTTTCCTTTTCTTCGTTCATGCCAGGCCACCCGTCAGCCTGGCGCTTCAGTTGACCTAAGTCGCGTTGCATATCGTCAGCTTCGTAGCCCGTCGCGGTGTTTTCAGGCGTTCCGTCGCCGTCTACGTCGATCGACATATGCTTGAAGCCGTTATACAGCGCGTCGTATTTGCCGCCTTTGTATTTGCGAAGCGCGTTCGATACGATGTTATCCAGCAGGCCTACGATGGGCGTATAGGCCGCTATCTGTGCGCCGTAACTGGCTTGTGACAGCGGTTCGCCGGCCAGCGCGTTCCCCAAGCCGATCACAACCGAAACGGCCAACAGCGACGCAAAGCGCGGCACGTCGAACGGTTCCCCGGTTTGCCAGTAGTTGTTTGCGAAGCGCCAGGTTCCCCAAAACACAGCCGCCGCGATCGTTGTAAGAAAGGCATCCAGGCCAGTACCGTGTAGGCCCGACAGCAGTTCGTGCATAGATTACTTGGGTCTACACAAGCGTTTAAACTTGTGCGTCCAAGTAGTCGAAAAGAAGCCAGGCCGTCGCCAGCGTGACAGCGGTCGCCAGCGTAAAGGACACGTTTTTGCTAAGGCCGATACCTTGGATCATGTTACCAAGCGCGACCGACAGCGCGCCAAGCACGAACAGCGCGGCTGTCAACAGACCGCCGCCGATTAGGTCTAAGGTCGCTTGGTCTACCTTGTTTGGGTCTTGCACATTTACCGCGACGGCAAGCACAGTAAAAAGACTTACGAACTACAGCCGGCGAATATACCGATGCACTTCTACCGCGAAGCCGACTAACGCCATGGCCGCAACTATCATTAGCATAAGCGCGACGAACGAAAAGCTGGTAAGAATCATGTAAACGCCGAACACGAACGCGCTTACCAGCGCAACGATTAACAGGATTGAAAACGCGGCTAAGAACAGTTGTTTGATCGTTCCCCAAACCGTGACTACCTGAAGCATAGCTTTTCTTCAGGCGGGTAGCGACAAAAACTTTGCGCCGCTATCGATCGACTTCAAAGGCCGCGCCGCAGTCACACCATGCCATTTCGGTATCACCGTATTCGCGCACGTCGTTGACCTTCGCGCCGCACTGTCCGCAAGACAGGGCCTTGTCAGCCGAACCAGTTGCGACGCTTGGGTTCGCTTCAAACATCGGATCGTCCGTTATCCGGTCGCGGCTAACGATGCCAGGCGCGCCGCCTTTGTCCGGCCCGTAACGGTATTCGGCGTCGTTGTTTGCATCCAGTTCCCGAACGAACAGGTCGTCCGACCCGCAGGTATCACACGTCAGCTTGTCAACGTTCGTTTGTAGAAACCGGATCGTTTTCGTCCGGTTCTTTTGCCAAGACCGACCCCCGCACGCATGACAGCCATAGACGAAGCGGAAGTCCCGACCCGTGTTATACCGATCCAGGTTCGTGCAACCGTGTGCTTTGCCAAGCCACACGAAACGCGCCGTGTGACCCGCGATATGCCCGTGTAGGTACAGGTGTGCATGGATTAGCTCATGGCGCACGGTTTGGCAAACATCTTCCCACGTCTGTTCGTAGTTCACAAGCTTCTTGCGAAGCAACCTGTGTTCCGTGATACCGACGCGGGCGACCCGGCGACCGTTTTCGATCTTGTACTTACAGACGCCAGCGCGTTTCGACGCGCGGCTATCACAGTAGAAGCTAACATCCGACCAAGGAACGTCTAACAGTTCGGTTTCGGAAAGGAACCGCTTGGCATAACGTTCCGCCGCTTTCCGCGCGCGTTTTGCGTCAGCGTCAGCGGGCGGGCGCGTCGCGTCAACATGGGTTTCTTCCCAATTTTTCGCGTCAGCGTATTCTTCGGGGCGCGTTTCGCCTTCGGACACGGCCAGCACGGTTTCGGCCATTACAATTACCCCGAATAGCCGGATACGTAAAAGGCCGTCGGTTGACTACTGCGGGTTAGTCGTACACGTTAGCCAGGTCGTTGTGTATGTCCGTTTCGAAGCTAATGCTAACGTCGCCGTCGTTAAGCTGTGTTTGACGCATATCGCCAAGCGTTTGACCGGGGTGTTCCCCGACTAACTGGCCTTTTGCAAGCGCCGCCGCCATTGCTTCGCCCATCGTATCGGACGTTTGTCTGACTTCAGATTCTATATCCGATCCGTGCAAGACGATTACGACCTTTTGCTTACTTTCGCGGTAAATCCAGGTCTTTGTTTTGTCTTTTTTCGGATGCTCAAACCAGTTTAGTACCGGACCGCTGATTTCCTGCGGAACTGGCGACCTGGCGCTTTCGTATTCGACTGTCGCGGTTCGCATAGCGTTTAGCGGTAATAACGGGAAGCGTAAAAGCGCGTCGGTCGCGGCTAATGAACGTAAGTCATCCGGTCGCCGCGTGATATAGCGTCCGCGTAGATGGTAGTCGGGCCGTCGCCTGATACCTTTTTGACCGTGACATTCGCCCCGGTCGGGTCTGAAACCCGGTCTGTAACGCGCTTTCGGGTAAAGCCTTCGCAGGCGTCGCAAAACTGGCCCTTGTCAAACAGCACGGCCTGTTCTTTTCGACGCGCGCGTTTGACGTGGGAAGGGTATTCCGCGCCAAAGATCACTTCTATAACCGCCGCCGGTGCGCCTTCAAGTTCGCCTGGATGCAACCACAGTTCGCTTCTATCGGCATGAAGCTGTTTGGCGTTGACCACTACACCGGCTTCCGATTCACGGCTTCCGTTCGCATGGTCGTAGTGAACCGTTACCAGGTCGCCGTTGTTTACTTTCATGGATCGCTGTAGACACGGTTTCGCCAACAGGGAAACACCGAAACGGTAAGGCCAGGGTTTTCAGGGCTACTAACAGCCGCCCAGTGCAACAGCGGTTCGTCTACTGTGTCGCCTTCGAACCACCCGGAAGCGTCGCCCGGATACAGGCGCTTTTCGGACTTTTCGACAAGGGAAGTAAAGCTGTCGCCGAAATGCGCCTGGTAGATCGGGGCTTTCAAAGTCGGGTTGTGCATCGGATGGAAAATCAGCGAACTGGCGGATTTATCTTCGCCGTCCGACAAGCGCGGGGGGTTCCCGTGTTCGACGCCAAGCACAACGCCAGTTAGCTGTTCGCGCGCGCCGCTAATCGCGCTGTTGTACTTGATGCTTACCAGGTCGCCCCATTCGCACGTTTCTATCGCGGTCATTTCTGCCCCATGAACACGTACAGCGTCGGCGGATCAAGGTACTGGATTTCAGCGCCCGCGTCGCGTAGCGCGTTGTTAAATTCCGTGCGGTCGCCGGTCGTAGGCATAGGAC